TGTGCTTGGAATCTCTCTAATTGCATTTGAAGAGAGTGTTGCTGGACTTGCAATTAATGCTCCAGTACTTTTTCTCTCAACTGTAACAACAGTTGATAATGTAGCATCATCAGCTACTAGATTACCTAACCCTACTCTTTCAATTTCAGCAAGAGTGGATAAAGAACCCGGAGCTGCAACCAAAGCAGCTGATGCTGTTTTAACGACTGTAGCAATAGTTGAAAGTGAGCCAGGTTGTGCAACTAAAGCTGCAGAATCTACTGTGACAATACGTGTAACAGTGGCATTACTGGTTAAAGTAGCATTTCCTGCTACAAGTGCCCCACTAGTAGGAACTTTTCTTGTTGCGGTACTAGATAAACTAGCTGGGCCAGCTACTATAGCACCTGATGTTACTGAAACTACTGTGTCTACTGAGGCTGTGCCTGAGAGGGTTGCGGGTGTTGCTATTAATGCGGCTTCAGTTACTGTTATGGTATTTGCACCAGCAGTATAGTCTGTTTCTATCTGTACTCTATCAATTTCCCAAGTAGCAGTAGGTTCGGACTTACCCGATTGGGTAGAAGTTATCCGTACCTGTATGCCATCCATTTCAGCGGCAGTTTGGTCATTAACCCAACCAGTAATTGCAGTGGCATCATGAAAAACGTAAGCTGTTATTCCTGCATTAAGGTTACCTGTGCTTTGAGTTGCACCAATGACAGTTCCACCGATAAGCAATTCAACATTTATCTGGTTCTTTCCACCGCCTCCTGCTGACCCTGCCCATACATTAACAGTTATAGTATTTACAGTAGCAGTATCAGTTATTGCTGAAGGAGCAAAGTCTATGGTGATTGAATCTGGGTCAGGCCAGACCGCTGATACATAGGTTCCATCAACAGTTGTTATATTGGTGAATGTACCAGAGAAAGTTGTGCCAAGTGTAACGCCACTGGGGTCTAATAGTTCAATAGCCACTAGACTTCAGTCCATTGCCAGCAACACTCGTCACCAGTTTTACCAAGTTTAGGTGCTGAATCATGAGGCCAATTAAGGCAAGTCGCATTGAAACATGCAACTGCAGTTTTACTAGGGTCGGTTGGACTTGTCTTACCATAGATGGGAGATTTATCAGACATAAGAGAACATCCCTGATTGGATGTCGCAGCAGCTGTGTCTGTACGATATATACAATCATCGCCAACAGCATTAGGGAAACGTGGAGATGCCTTGCAACAACCTCCATCGCATTCTCTTACTTGTACAAGTTCTAAAGCCACACTAATCCCTCATATATGATATGTTATCCGATACGAGGGATTATACAGTCGGTGCGATGACTATGTAGGTATTATTTATTATGCAGAAGCTGCGTAAGTCAGTGTAGATATAGATACAGTATCACCTGCACCAATATTGGTACTGGATAATGTAACTCCATCGCCAGAAATATTACCTGAAAGTACTACAGATGCTCCAGAGGATTCTAACCTGAAACCTGCTGCCGTACCTGCTGCTGCATTTGTTTCATCATTAATAGAACTAGACCCACTAAAGAAATCTTTAATTCCTGCCGATGCTGCATTAGGAGCACTAGCATTGTGAGTCATCGTAGCAAGTATAGTCCCAGAAAGACCACCAGCTACAGTAGTGAATATAAAATTGAAACCAGAACCCAGTGATGTATAAATACCATCTGCAATACTATTTCGTTGAGATACGCTATGTACTAAAGACATTCTTACTTACTCCGTTGTTTAATGATATTAGCTTTTTCATCATCAGTTAACATGTCCCACCAAACAGCGGGTATATTATTTATATCATCGAATTTAGGAACTCCGTACTTATCCCTAACTAAAAAATGGCCCGATGGACTTGTCATATAGTTCTCCTAGTGAGTATTTAGCAGTTTACTTACATTATTTAGATAAGTCACTATTATTTACTATCAAGTCAGTCAGTCAGTCGGATAGACTAAACTTTACCTATATATGCTTTAAAAGCAAACCACAGTCCAGTAAATATAAGGCCTACAATACCAAAAATACCTGCACTGGCTGTTTGCTTTCTTATATCAGCCCAAAAATTGGCAGCAGCATCCTCTTTTTTTATCTGAGCTTCCAGATATACGCTGTATCGCTTATTGGTTTCAAGTACTTCATAGAGGATCTGAGTATTAAAGACCACATCATGTTCAATGTTCTCCATCCTCATACTATTATCCAATTTACGGTTATGTGTTATATGTGGATTAACTTTGTGGCGTTTGCTTGCCTTAGCTATTGATCCATCATGTATACGTCTATTATGTGAATCATTCAAGCTCATTATCGATTTCAACTACTTCTTTATAGATATCGCCCCACAAGTTTTTAGCACATCCGTACCATTGCTTATAGTCACGACTATCTGTATGAATGAAACCAGCGTACAACCCAAAGGTTGTCAGCCCACCATCAAACAATGCTTGCAATAACTCTTTCTTGTTATGCCCATTCAGGCTCACATCAAATGCTATCTTAAGATGCATGCTAGCAGGCATTCCACCTACTGCTTTGTTGTGTGCCTCACATCTGTGTGCAGAATTAATCCTATAAGATCTACCAGAGATATCTCTTGCTGCTTGAATCATATCTAATGATTCTGGGTCATGGTAATACTCTCCACAACACTTACAACTTAATTCCTTTACTGTAAAATTCTTCCACTTCCAATCTTGATCAAACTCATCATAATGCTTATACATTTTTTTCATTTGGGTTTTCTCGTGCCTTCATCTTCTTCAATGGAGTTCTTAGTATGATCTCTATCGAATAGACTTAAGAATTTAGACAAGGATCTTCTCCAACCCTTATCACCTTTCCAGTGGACATGTTTACCAATCCTGGAACTGATCGTTTCATCAGGATCTCCACCAAAAATAGTATTAACCAATTGATCAATACTAATTAGGAGGTTCCAGAAATATTGTTTTATTTGTGCCATTTATCTAACAGCTTATCAAATTGCTTACTAGACCGGGCACCGTAGTACCAGCCAACGGCTGTAGAAGTGAGGCCTACTATCGCTAAGATGACTATCTTATACAATGCAACCACTTCTGCTTCAGGTAAGCTTGCAAGGCCTCCTGTGAGCTCTTCGAGTGATATTTGGATTATGAATACTTGATACATCAGAACACCTAGTATTGTGGGCCTGACTAATGCTTTAAGTACTTCAGCAAAGCTACTAGAAGTCTTCTGACTAACTTTGAATGCTTTGGCTTCTACTTTATCCACTGCTAACTGACCAGCAGCCTTAGCTGTTTCTACTCCCATCTTAGCGAGTTCAACTGCCTGAGCTGTCTTTGCTTTAACCATACTCTCGTCATGATCAAACTTCATCTGCATGTTGGCTCGTTCTTCTCGCTTACCTAACCAACCAAATACACCACCAACAATAGTACCCAGACCTGCTGAGCCTAATATATCTAATAACCACATTATTTAAGCCCTGCTGCTATTTTAATTAACTACACAGTACCTGCCACTCCGAGGAATGCAGCCATACCAATATAATCCAATGGTAATTGACCTTTTTCACCAAAATGATAGTTAAGTATTACCGATAAAAAAGTAACCAAGGAGACAAAGAACGATGTCTTAGCCATACAAAATTTTCCATCAGAATCTTTAAACATAGTAGTTCCTTATCGACAAACTACGCGCCATTCATATCTAGGCACATAGAAAAATTCACTATTACTATGAGCAGCTACAACAAAAGGAGTATATAAGCCCCCAGCATCTGTGAGCTCACAGGATAAATGGTAATTATGATGATTTATTATTCTAAACAAAGCATCACCTTTTGAAGAGTTTTGCCTATCAATGTGATAGTCATTTGCTCCTGCTAGAACCATAGCACAGAAAGAGAACATCGCTATTAAGAGGAAAGTTTTAATCACTAGATACACCCAATAACCTGTTCCTTTGAGCTTTGAGAGAAACCAACTGTGTATTCGCCCTATCATATTTGATCCTCTCTAGTTCATCTAGCTCAGTTAAACCATGTAATTCATAGATAGTAGTGAGGATGATTGTATTAGCAATAATACCATCTAAATCACTCACAGCCTTGGCTGTTTTTGTAACTAAAACAGATATGTCCGGTATGTCAGTCTTCTTTGCTAAGCTCTTCTCAAAAGTCCATAGAAAAACAATACCACCCCATAAAGGAATGATCACTGCAAATACGAGAGATACTTTAGATAAATCCAATTTCATAATGTTAGTGCCGTCAGTTATAGAATTGTTTCAATTTTATCTTGTTTATTTCTTATTGTCATATAAATTATGACGTTACATTGCATTTTACTATATTTCACTTATATACTGAGTTAACTTTTATTACTAAGGACGACTAATGCCTAACCAATTATCCACCGAAGAGTTTTCTCGGGCCCTACCTAAGAAGCTCAGAAAGAAGCTAAATCCTGCTATTGTTACCAGTATAAATGGTATGCTAGCTGATCCAGTACTCATGCAGAATTATAAGGAGAATTTACTGAGTTATACCAGTGTCATGAACAATGGTCTATGGACAGTTCAGCAATATGTGGACGCTGTACGGTATGTGAGTCATAAACTACTGGGTGCCACTAATATTGATGCCTTTACTCGAACCTTTCCTCAGCGATACAAGAATTTCCTAGCCAATAACACCACTGCTCGTGATATTGCTAGTTATGTCTCTTCTTACAACAAGAATAAGTTAGTAAATCTTATCTTTGAGCAAACTTTAGTACCATCTCATGTCCTCAACGCAGATATGTACCAAAATGCACTCAATGTGCAGGCTGCTCTGATGATTAACCCGGATATTAGCCCCAAAGTACGATCGGATGCTGCAAATAGTCTCCTGACCCATCTCAAGATGCCAGAGACACAGAAAATAGAGCTAGATATTGGTGTCAAAGAGAACCAATCCATTAAAGACCTACGAGATTCCACTATGGCCTTAGTTGCTGCTCAGAGGAAAGCTCTCGAGACAGGTACCTCAACAGCTCAGGAAGTGGCACACAGTAAATTGATCATTGAAGGAGAATCTGAGGTAGTTAGCAATGAATAATAAAACCGTTGAAGAGTATATTAATACTATTGATTATGGATCTTACGATACTTACATTCCCAGTGACTTTGCTCTGGAATTTGTTAACTTCATTAAACTAGTAAATGGCTCAGCAGGCGAAGAAAACAAGACTCCTGTGTTACACTTCAAGATGTTAGACAAAGTACGAGGCAAAGAGAAGAGTATAGTGAACATGCTCTTCCGTGGTGCTGCCAAGACAACACTGTTAGGAGAATATTTGTTTCTTTACCTAGGTGTCTATGGTTCTTTACCTGATTTTGGACATATACCTCTTGCGCTCTACGTATCTGACTCGATTGAGAACGGTGTGAAGAATATGCGGAAGAATCTTGAGTACCGCTGGGAGAATAGTGAGTTTCTCCAAGAGTATATTCCAAATACGAGGTTCACAGATGTCAGATGGGAATTCAATAATAGGGATGGTAATTGTTTTGTGGTTAAAGGCTATGGAGCCAAGACTGGTGTTCGTGGATCCAAAGAAATGGGAACCCGTCCAGTTCTGGCAATCCTCGATGACCTTGTATCAGATGAAGATGCGAGATCTGCCACTGTTATCGCTTCCATCGAGGACACAGTTTACAAGGCAGTCAACTATGCTCTCCATCCTACTAAATCTAAGATTATTTGGTCAGGCACACCATTTAATGCGAAAGATCCATTATACAAGGCAGTAGAGTCTGGGGCCTGGGAAGTAAATGTTTATCCAGTCTGTGAAACCTTTCCATGCACACGCGAGGAATTCAATGGAGCTTGGGACGATCGCTTTACCTTTGATTATGTCCATGTGGAATATACCAAGGCTCTCAAGGCAGGTAAGATTGATACCTTCAACCAAGAATTAATGCTTCGTATTATGTCTGACGAGGATCGATTGATCCAAGACTCAGATATTATGTGGTACAAGCGAGCCACGGTAATGCAGAACAAGAACCTCTTTAACTTCTATATCACCACTGACTATGCTACCAGCGAGAAGACCTCTGCAGACTTTTCTGTAACCTCTGTCTGGGCTTACAATAATAATGGTGATTGGTTATGGGTTGACGGTGTTGTCAAGAAGCAGCTCATGGATAAGAATGTAGATGATCTCTTTCGTTTGGCCCAGATGTATAACCCTCAGCAAGTAGGGGTTGAAGTATCTGGTCAGCAAGGTGGTTTCATCCAATGGATCCAGAATGAAATGCTCAACCGTAACATCTGGTTTACTTTAGCCAGTGAAGGTAACGGAACTAAAGCAGGTATTCGACCCAACACCAATAAGCTGCAGAGATTTAATATTGTAGTGCCATGGTTTAAAGCCAAGAAGATCTACTTCCCTGAGGAGATGAAAGCGGGCCCCGAGATGGGAGAGTTTATGAATGAAATTCGATTAGCTGCTCAGTCTGGGTTCAAATCTAAGCATGATGACTGTCTAGATACGATTGCTATGTTAGGAAGTCTGACTCCCTGGAAACCAACCCAAGTGGGTAAATTATCTAGGGAGTCAGGTGGTACTGACATCTGGGATGTCGAAGTTGATGACATCGAAGATGAAGGTCTTAGCTCTTATCTGGTTTAGCTTTCCCACCTTTACTTAACTTGTTCTGGTAGGGCTCACTTCTAGTTTGAGCTCTTGCCAGTGCAGGATTACCAGGATCTTTTACTGCTTTCTTCTTGTCATCTTTCTTAGCCATGATTATTTCTCCAGTCGTTTAAAATCAAATATTTCATTGGAACGTACAATACTCGCTAGAATATCACTTCGGTCTTCTTCTTCATCCTTATGCCCTCGAGAGCCACAAGCAAGAATCTTCTTCAACGCATGCTGCATACCACCATCAGTAACATCAAACGCATCGATTATATCATAGACATCAATCCATATCCCAGGAGCAACCTCTCGCATATACTTATTTCTAGGGATAACATTTCTATCTTCAGTTAATCCCATACGCGCTGGTCTTACAATATGCTTAACTGAATCATTCGCTTCATTTAATAATTCCTTCATATTATCCATAGTAACTATATCACCATCTGTTTCCGCATTTACTTCATCCATCAAATCATCTAACCAATCTGGTGGTAAGTCACTCACTACCTTTTTAGCATGAACTCTTCCAGTACAATTAGGACAAGCTCTATTTGCTGAATGGGTCTGTGTACAAATAACACACATCATTCTCTGTTGGCTTTCCTCATAAACACATTCATCTACAGCAGTTTTAAACAGTACACCCTTAGTATGATTACATTTCATCCCAACTGGATTTGGTTGACCGCATTTTTCACAAACTACTAATTTACCTATAAATTCTGGCATTGCATCTCCATGTGGCATTACAGGTTACCTACATCTGATTCACTTTCCCATCTGGATTTAACATCACTAGCAGGGAAATTAGTATAGCCAATGTAAATAACAAACACTCTAGGACTAATTTGTTCCACTAAAATTAAGTTACTGTCCTTAAGCTCTTTCTTACGTCTTGTAAGAACAGCTTGGCTAATATTAAGTGCAGTAACAATATATTTATCACTAAAGTCAGCACCGTTTCTTAATCCACATAAGTAACCATAGAGCCTAACCGCACCATCAGTTAACTTGGGATTAGTAAAAACTCTTCTATCTAATTTGGTATATGCCTTATTAGGTAGGCTGTGTCGAATAATCATGAGTCTTCCAGTTGTTCATTAGTATTTCATTCCAACGAGAGGATACAGCATCTCCCGGTTCGCAGTATGCTTCTTTCTTCTCGTCATTGATCTGACCCTTACTCGTAAAGCTATAACCAAGAACATTAGCTGCTGCACTCGTTATTGACTGACTTGAGCCATAACCAAAGAATGCTGCAATCTCCTGTCTTGTTATTTTGTTCTCTGTATCTGCTTCCCAGACTTCAACAATCAATTCTAGTCTGTTTCTAGCAGAGGCTTTTCTTTTAGGATAAGGCAACTGGTTGGTCACCTTTGGCGTATCAAACTTTTTAGTACAAATTATCACAGAATGAACCGTGCTAAACGTAGGGTAATGAACTCAATTAGGAAAGTGGCAAAAAAGGACATAATATATTGCATGATAAATCTCCGGTTATTATTTGCTGAGTAGAGGTTTTACTCTAGAACCGTTATACTACACCTCTTTATTTACATTAACAAGCTTTTATATACCTTATATTAACTCAATGTGACTACTCATATATGAGCACTCTAAGACTACTCATCTGTAGGGGGGCTAAAAACGAGCACCTATATAAGACTATACAAGAATAAGACAGACCGCTACCTTCGCCTCCGGCTCAGTTAGCTTCTATGCCTCCCGTTCTCAATTTTCCCTTGGCTCTACACAAGAAAAACCTTTACAAGCCATATAATAAGTATTATAACGTAATAGTGCCTCATCCTAAGAGCTCAGTGCTTAGGAGGATTTATTATATGGTTCCCGGTTCCATACAATGAATACCTCCTTAGCTCTTTAACTTCTGAACCATACAATCTCAGCCTTACCCTCAAGCCTTACCCTAATAAATTATTTATTATATTATTTTTTTCCAATACGGACTTCGCACCCCTCTCGCCTTCGGCTGCGGGGCACTCGTCCTATAGAAATCAGAGGGGAGCAGCCCCAAGTGAACCAATAAACCAAAACCTACTAACGAGCCATGTAAGATAGTACATGCCTTGTAGCCCATTACATACTTTTACTACTAATTTTATATTTATTAGCAATTAACATACTTTATGTTCCACACTTTTGTTCCACGGCAACATTCTTCCGCTTCGCAACTATTTAGTAAAAATAATATTTTAGGTATGAAGGCAGTACTGTATGTATAGGACATGAATCAAGTGAACACCCCCCCTATAGTGAAACACCCACCCACCCCAACAATCATCGCAAGCGACTACCTAGGAGCTAACACCAAGTCCTTAACCCACTCAACGACCTCCGGAGGTTCACATGAGTAAAGTAAATATCGACCAACAGTCTGCCCTGTCACTCACCAATGACGTAGTTAAATCTGCCTTGGCAGGTCTGCTCAACTTTGGTGCTGCATTTGGCCCTGTCACTACCAATCTTGCTAAAGG